TTACGCCCCAGGGGGCGTGGAGTTCTTGTTTGCTTTCCATGCGCCTCGCGGCACCAGGGATTCTTGCGCACCTACATGATCCGGCCGTCGGTGCCTCGGTCGAACTCGACGGGCGCCGCCATCGCCGCCATCATCTCGGCTAGTTGCGCGGCCAGGGCCTGCAACTGCTCGACCAGCGGTGCGAGCCCCTCGGCCAGCTTCTGTTGCCCGGCGGCATCAACATCGGCCTGCTTGACCGCCTTGGCGTCGGCATTGACCCGCGCGATCTCGACTTGGGATATCAGGGCCTGCTGGGTCTTATCCAGCTCGGTTTGCCGGTCGATCCCAACCTTCGCCAGGGTGATTTCGCGCTCAAGCCGCAGCTTGGCGATCGAGGCGTCGCGCTCCAGCTTGATGCGGGCGGCTTCGCGGGCCATTTCGGCCTCGCGGTCGGCCTGGGCGATGCGCTCCTGCATCGCCAGCTTCTCCATTTCCAGCCGCGCCCGGCCCTGCTCGACCTGCGCTTCCAGTTGCAGCTTGGCGGCCGCCTGCTGGCTCTCGGCCTGCATCTTGGCCTGCATCTCGGCGAGTTTCGCCGCCTGGCCGTCGTCCTCGGGCTGCGGCGGCTGCATCTGCTTGATGTCGTCCTCGATTTCCGTCCCGAAGCGGAATCGTCGGGCGATCGCCAGCAGCATGTTCTGGGCGACCCCGAAGGGCATCACGCCCCTGGCGACCAAGGGCGCCACCCCATTCAGATACTGCCCCAGGGCGTTCAGCAGTTCGGAAATCTGCTTCTGGTCCTCGACGGCCTCCGGCTCCACCGTCGAGTTCGTCTCGATGTCGATACGGTAGCCGCGCAGCGCGTCCTCGCGCAGAAGCGCCATGACCGGAGGCCAGGCGGGTGCTTGCAGCGCCGCCGCCACGCGGGGATCGAGCGGCCCGCCCGCCAGCTGCATCGACTGCGCCGAAGCCTCGGCCGCCACCCGCTGTTGCCCCGTCAGGTAGGACAGGCCGGTCATCGCGGCCAAGGTTTCCTCGGAGAATCTGCTGACGGCGACTTCCAGCATCATGCGCAGGAGGTCGCGGACATAGCGCTGCACCTCGCGCTGCATGCGCTTCAATCGCAGCGTGCCCCAGCTTTGCTTGATTTCCTGGGCGCCCAGCGTCTCGGAGGCGTTCGACTGCCCCCGCATGACATCGGCGATGCCGGTGATCTCGTAGATCGTCTGCTTCACCTGCTCGCGCGCGACGATCAATTCCCGCAGCACGACGACGAGGCGATCGATCGGCCAGGCCCAGATGGCGTTCTGCAAGCCCTTCTCAGCCGCGAGCGAAGACGACTTGTCGGCCGGCACCAGCTCGTTGTCGTCGGCCTCGACGAGGGCCTTGATATCCTCCCCCAGCTCGCTGTCGTAGACCGCCTTGGCCTTGATCGCCTTGGTCACGCGGCTGATCCGGCGCGTGATCTCGTTCAATTCCGTCGCCTGCTGCGCGTAAAGCGTATAGGGGGCAACGGGTTTCAGGCTGTTCGGCCGACACAGGAAGCCCAGCGGCTCCGGGCAGTTGAAGAAGCCCGTCAGCCCAAGCGGATCGTCGAGAGTCTTGAGCAGGCCGTCGGCATAGGACGGGGCGACGTAGCGGATTTTGCGGTCGCTCTTGTCCCATATCTGGTAGACAAGCGCCGTCTTGCGCTCGCCCATGTCGCGCTCGTTCCCGTTGCGCTTGGCCCGCTCGCCCCGGTCGCCGCGAACCTCGTCTTCCTCGCCCTGGCTGAACACCAGCTTGTCGGCCGTCGCGCGGCCGAAAAGCCGGACGGCTTCCTCCTTGTCGATCCATTCCTCGTAGGCGACCCAGGGCACCTTCGTCCAGCGACGGGCGAAGCCGAAATAGACCCGATCCCAAGAGCGGACGTCGAGGCAGACAAGCTCGCCCGTCTTCACGCTGTCGGGCTCGCCGCCATCCGCCGGCCGCATGCCGTAGGCGATCTGCGCGTCGTATTTGACCGTGGTGACGGCACGGCCGCAGAGCAGCGCGTCCAGCGTGGCGGCGCTCAGGGCACCATCGAAAGTCTCGTAGCCCTCGGCATTGGTGTCGAGAAGATAGGCAAGAACGCGCTCGCCGGCCTTCGCCGCCGCCTTCCCCAGAGGGTCGTCGTCCTTGAACCGGCGCTGCACCACGGGTCGGAGCGTCGCCGAATAGAGGGCGGGAAACAGCGTCTCGGTGTTGGAAAAGAGGATGTTGAACGGCGTCGCCGTGTGCTCGCCGGCATAGATTTCGTTGACCTTCTCGCCGGTCTCGCGGAACTCCTTCTCGCGCTTGCGCGCGGCCTCGATCTCGTTCAGCCACCAGCGGACGGGATCGGCCTGGGTGCGCGGATCGTCGCCATCCCGCTTGCGGCGGAGACCGGCCGTGGACGCCCTGGCCATCGGCGTCAGGTGAAGCGGCCGATGACGGTCAGCGCCACCCCGGCGCCCGTAGTGGCCTTCCACGAACCGGCAGTGCTGAGAAGCTGGAAGGTCAGGTCGTAGACGCCGATGGGGATGTTGGCCGTCCCGGCGAAGACCGTGGTGGAACCGTCGATAATCGAGAAGGTGCTGGTCGCGGCGGTCGTCACTGCGACAAGAACCCGTTCGAGCCGGTCCCCCGTCGCGCCGGTGACGCCGATCACCTGATTCGTCTGGCCCGCCGCCACCGTCTCGTAATCGTAGCTGGCAAGCGTTACCAGGTTGTGCTCATAGATCGCCATGGGGGCTTCCTTCTAGAGGGCCATCTGGCGTGCCAGCGCCTTCTTTTTGAAAAGCGCTTGGCGCAGATCGCCATAGGTTTGCCCCGCCGGGTTGCCTTTTGTCAAGCGCTCCACCAGGGGTTCGTCCGGCCGGCTCGTCCGAGGGTGTTTCCAGGTCAAACTGAGCGTGCGCCAGGCATCGGCCGCGTGGCTGTTGCGGTCGTGTTTCGGGGTCATCGAGAACATGCGCTTTTCCTCGTCCCACTCGCGGTGGTAGTTCCTGAGCTTTTCCAGTCCGTCGCGGCAGCGCGTCTCGTCGAACCGACAGAACGGAAAGGTCGCGCGGCCAGCTTGGATGCCTTCCTCGCGGTCGAGCCTGGGCGCGATCACGCAGCGGCCCACCTTGAGCGCCAGCAGTTGCTGGAGGATCGACTTGCCGCCGGCGGCAAGCGTGCGCGGACGCGCGTCATGCGGCAGCCAGTGGGTGCCGTAGGTCCACGCGCGGTCAGCCGCCTTGCGGCGCAGCACCTCGGCGTAGTCCTCGATGCTTCTGCCGGCATCCTCGTGATAGTCGAGCACGCGGATGTCGCCCTCGGCGATCTGGAAGAACCAGATGGCGGTGTCGTCCGTGAAGCCCAAATCCCACGCCGTGCTCACGGGCGCGGCCTTCACGTCGAGGCGCGACTGGATGCGTCCCTCCAACCGCGCCCGGTCGAGGCAATCGGCCCAGATCGCGCCCGGAATCGCGGCATCGAAACTGACATGGTATTCCTGCAAGTAGAGGCTCTTGCCATAGGCCTCGCCATGCTGGGCCTGCAACTCGCGCAGCTCGTTCGCCAGCTGCCCGGCCGTGAAGATGCCCGTGTCGTCAACCGTCAGGCATTCGTAGAACCACTCGGGATCGCGTTCGGCGCTCTCGCACAGGCGCTTGAAATGGTTGTCGCCGCGCGGCGTCGAGATGAACAAGGCCCAACCGCCATTCTCCAGCAGGATCGGGCGCAGGTAGGCCCAGGCGGCGGGATCGGCCAGCGCATATTCCGAGAACGTGACACCCGCCGGGGGCGAACCGACGAGGCTGTTGAAGTTGTCGCTGCCGACCAACTGCCAGGTCGAGCCGTTGCGGAAGCGGATCATCATCTCCTGCTCGCGCGTCGTCTGGCGGATGGCGTGAGGAAACACCTCATCGATCCTGCGCCGGCCGGAATGCGGATTAACGGCATCCCAGATGGCCTTCCGGGCCTGCCCATATTGCGGAAGCATGTGCCAGTAGGTCGCCACCTTCTCGTGCGCCGCGCTCGCCGCATGATGCAGGCAAACCTCGTCTTTTCCACTCCTCCGATGCCACCTGGCCACCGCCCGGCGGCCGCCGCCGGCCAAATACCGCCACAACTTCACCTGATACGGGCGCGGCCGCCAGTTGTGCGGAAGCTGGATATCCGCCACCAAGGCCCTATTCCTCGAAAATGTCGATTTCAGGTGCCGGAACGGCCTCGATCAGCGCCGTTTTCCCGATATTATTTCCGATTTCGGCCGGATTTTGCCCGCTTTCGACCGCATTCTGCCCAT